GCTTGTTGATAAAAAGCCAGTTCTGGTTAATATGAAACAGCTCTTGGAGAGTTATATTGAACATCAACGTGATGTTTTGTTAAGAAAAACTCAGTTTGATTTAGATAAAATCAAAGCGAGAATTCATATTTTGGAAGGACTTTTGATTGCGCTTGAGGACATTGATAATGTTATTGCATTGATTAAAAAGTCTGAAAGTGCGGCGGCTGCTAAGACGAACTTGATGACCAAGTATAATCTGAGTGAGGCCCAGGCAAAAGCAATTTTGGATATGAAACTTTTTCGTTTGGCTAAGTTGGAAAAGATTGAGATTGAAAATGAAAAGAATGAAAAAGTTCTTGAGTCCAAGCGATTGGAAGGTGTACTCAAAAATCCAACGCCAGAGCTTAAGAAAGACTTTGAAGCAGTTAGAGATACTTACGGCGATGCGCGCAGAAGTACAATCACACAGGTAGCAATTACAAAGGAAGAGAAAGAAATCGAATTTGTAGAGCCTGAGAAGTGTGTCGTTGTAATGACTGAAGGTGGCTTGATTAAGCGAGTTCCTACAACTTCTTTTAGAACCCAGAAGAGAAATGGTAAGGGAGTTAAAACACAGGACGATATTACTTCAGCAGTAATTCGTACTAACACAATTGACTCTTTAATGATTTTCACAAATAAGGGTAGAATGTATCGACTCTTGGTTGATGAAATCCCAGTAGGAACAAATGCTACAAAAGGTCAGTCCATTAAGTCTCTCGTAGCTATGGAAAAAGATGAAGAAGCATCTGTAATTTATAGTATTTATAGAGATACAGACGCAAAATATGTTCTGTTCGTAACAAAGAACGGTGTAGTTAAAAAGACTGCGCTTGAGGAATATGTAAAGACTAAAAAGAAAACTGGTATCGCTGCAATCAGCTTGAAAGATGGCGATGAACTTGCGGCAGTTACTCTTGTGAAGGATGAGCCTCTTGTGTTGATTACTGGCAAGGGTATGGGTATTAAGTTTAACTCTATGGACGTTTCTGCGACTTCAAGAGCAACTTCTGGTGTTAAGGGTATGGGATTGAACGAAGACGATTATGTTGTTGCGGCCCTACCTATCAGAAACCCACAAGATAGTCTTGCAATTTTCTCTGAGTGCGGACTTGGCAAGAAAATTGACCTTAATGAATTGGTAACACAGAAGCGTGGTGGCAAGGGTATTATTTGCTACAAAACTTCTGAAAAGACAGGAGATGTAACTGGCACAGCATTGATTTCTGATGAAGATAATTTGCTTGTTTGTGGTTTGACAAATTCAATTTGCATTTCCGCTACAGAAGTACCGCTCGCTACTCGAGTGTCTCTTGGTAACCAGATTCTTAAGGGTACTAAGCTCTTGTCTGTAACTAAGGTATAAATCGGTGGAGGAAATCATATGGTTTCCTCCCATTGATTTTTTTATAAAAAAATGATATAATATATACATAGAGTAAAGATAAAGAGGTTTTAATTATGAATGATATGAAAGAGTTAGTTCAAAAATTAAATCTTGCTACTCTACAATACGACAAGGGCACTCCTATTATGTCTGATGAAGAGTGGGATGACTTGTATTTCGAACTTATTGCTATGGAAATTAGTGAAGGTGTCGTTCTACCGGATTCCCCTACGCAGGTGATTAGTTATCAGGTTGTGAACCAGCTCGACAAAGTGGAACATAATCATAAGATGCTATCATTGGCGAAGACAAAAGAGTTATCTGAAGTTGTAGCGTTCATGCATCGCAAAGATACAGTTGCTATGTGTAAAATGGATGGCTTGACTTGTTCTCTTCGTTATGTAGATGGTAAGTTAGTGAGTGCGGAAACTCGTGGTAATGGTTTTATTGGTGAGGGTATTTTCCACAATGCGTTAGTCATTCCGTCTATTCCTAAGCGAATTAAGTATATGGATGAACTTGTTGTGGATGGAGAAGTAATTTGTACCTACGATGATTTTGAGTTTTTTGCGAATGAATATAAAAATCCACGAAACTTTGCTGCGGGAAGTATTCGTCTGCTTGACTCAAAAGAATGCGCTGAGCGCAGACTTAAGTTCGTTGCATGGGATGTGTTGAAGGGCATGGACGAGATTGATACTCTCAATCTTCGCTTGAATACATTGTCTGCATTAGGTTTTACGACTGTTCCTCGAATCGTCCTTTCTGGGGAAGAGGTTTCTAAAGCAGAAATCCTTGAAAATGTAACTGAAGATATCAAGCAGTTAGCAGTTAAATACTCTTATCCAATAGACGGAGTCGTATTTAAGTTTGACGACGTAAAATATGGTTTATCACAAGGTGAAACTTCCCACCATTTCAGAAATGCGCTTGCATATAAGTTCTATGATGAAATGTTTGGAACTCAGTTACTCAGAATTGAGTGGACCATGGGAAGAACTGGTGTCTTGACACCAATAGCAGTCTTTGAAGCCATAGACATTGATGGTTCTACTGTCGAGCGAGCAAGCCTCCATAATGTAACTGTTATGAGAGAAACCCTCGGTGAAAATGCTCACGTTGGTCAAAAAGTCGAAGTCTACAAAGCCAATATGATTATCCCTCAAATTGGTTTCGCAGAAAAAGAGTCTCACGGGGAGACGTTTGAATTACCAACTGTTTGCCCGATTTGCGGCGGTCCTGTAACCGAGCGTACAGACAATGATTCAACATTCCTTGTTTGTACCAATATCTCGTGTGAGGGGAAACTCATTAATAAATTAGACCATTTCTGCGGAAAGAAAGGTTTGGATATCAAGGGGCTTTCAAAGATGACCCTCGAGAAGCTCATTAACTGGGGCTGGGTATCGAATGTAGCTGACTTGTATTGTTTGCAAGATTATACTGCGGACTGGATTAAGAAACCTGGTTTTGGCGTCAAGTCTGTCGAGAAAATTCTGGATGCAATTGATGCATCAAGAAATTGTACCTTGAATTCTTTCATATGTGCCTTGGGTATTCCTCTTATCGGCTCTTCTGCTTCTAAAGAACTGAGTAAGTGTTTTAGTTCTTGGGAGGATTTCAGAGATGCAGTTGGCGGTGGTTTCAAATTCTATAACATTGATGGTTTTGGATTGGAAATGCACAATGCGATTGTAAACTTTGATTATGAACTTGCGGACTCAATTGTTGAAAAATACATTAAAGTCCAAGAGGTCGAGCAAAAAGAGGTAACTTCAACCTCCTTGGATGGAGTTACAGTTGTTATTACGGGTAAATTAACCCAGTATAAGAATAGAAGTGCGCTCCAGGCTGACATCGAAAGCCGAGGAGGCAAAGTTGTCGGTTCGGTAAGCAAGAACACTAACTATCTCATTAACAACGACAACACTTCATCATCTGCCAAGAATGTAGCTGCTCAGAAGCTGGGCGTCCCAGTCCTCACTGAAGCGGAATTTATTGAACAATTCTTGACAAATTGAAAAAAATTTGATACAATATAAATGTAAAGATTAAGGATGAAAAATTCATGAAGAGAAAAGAACGCAAAAACCTGGCTCAGAAAATCGCAAAGTGCGAATTGATTATTCAAAACAGTTCTGACCCAAAGGAAGTAGCAAGGGCTCAGGATGAAATTATGACCCTTTCCGGTCATGCGATGAGCTTGGAAGACATGATGGAAATCGATGTCCTCGTTCAAGAGATTCTTGAGAAAGAAAATTCTTAAAAATCTTGACTTTTGAAAATTTTTTTGATATAATGTTTATATAAGCTGAAACGGCTTAGAAAATACACTAAATTTTTTATTATTAAAAAGGAGATTACGATTATGGCTATGAAGGAAAATTCTAAGAAGGTTCTCAATTATTTGAAGGAAATCAACGGCGCTCAGGTTACTGCCGCTGATGTAGCAGAGGCTCTCGGTCTCGAGAAGCGCCAGGTAGATGGCATCTTTACTTCTGCTATCCAGAGAAAGGGTCTTGGTGTTCGTACACCTGCTGAAATCGAGCTTGAGGATGGCACTCACAAGGCTGTTAAGTTCTTGTCCCTCACTGCTGATGGCATGAGCTTCGACCCAGACGCAACTGACGCTGAGTAATATATAAAGAGCGAAGCGGCGGGGTAGGTTCTACATCTACCCCGCTTTTTTACTCTCTATGTTAATATTCCTCGGCATTGTAGCTGGTTTGGCTATCGGCGCAATTTCGGTTTATTTCGTATTGCGTCCGAAAATGAAAGTTGCGCAAGAGCTGGATATAGCTACACTCAACAAAAACAACGAACTCCGAGAGGAGCTCGCTAACCTAAACGCGGAGACATATGCGATGACCGCTCGTCGAGACGAGGTAAGCGCAAGTCTTCAACAAATGATGGAAAATAACCGCCAATCGGCTTCCGCAGTATATGAGTCTGCAATGAATGAAATGCAGGAAAAACTCTCTTCATCTGCTTTGGCTATTGGTGAGAAATTTCGTCAAAGCGAAGCTGAAGCAGAGGCCGAATATCTCGATACACTTCGAGATTTGATGGAATACTTCACTTCGAATATCTCAACCAAGAGAATAGAACTATCCGAAGTAGAGAGCGAGTTGGATACAATGCGTGCATTAACCAACGCCGCTGTCGAAGCAAACAAACGCGCACAAGAAATGGTTGAGAAGGCTAACTTCTACCGTCTTGTACTCTCAGAGGAAGATTTGAGAGAAATCGAAAGGTTGCGTGAGGTCACTCCATACTTAAGAGATAGCGAACCTTTAAATAAGGTTATTTGGAAAGTTTATTATGAAAATCCATATACAGACTTAATTGGTAGAGTTGTAGGTAAAGGTGTCCACACTGGAATTTATAAAATTACCAATATAGAAAATGGTATGTGTTATATCGGCCAAGCTGCCAACATTGCTGACCGTTGGAAGCAACACATCAAGAGAGGCATTGGCGCAGAAACTCCAACTCGTAACAAACTATATCCTGCTATGTTAGCTATTGGAGTCGAGAATTTTACATTTGAAATTGTAGAAGAATGTGACAGAACAATGTTAAATGAAAGAGAAGATTATTGGCAAGATTATTTCAAAGCCAAAGAATTTGGATATAGTATTAAGTAAGGAGAAAAATAATGACTAAAGCGGATAGATATATGAATGAGATGATTGACCGCATTTTGCGTGAAGGTTATAAGGATGTAAATCCTCGCCCTCATTATGCGGACGGCACCCCTGCCCATACCATCTCAGTAAATCATACTTTTAGAACTTACGATTTAAGTAAGGGTGAATTCCCAATCTGCACCCTCCGCAGACAGGCTTGGAAGACTGGTATTAGAGAAATCTTTACTATCTACCAGAAGCCAACCAATGACATTGCAAAGATGCATGACATGGGCGTTACTTGGTGGGATGAATGGGATATTGGCGACGGCACAATCGGTCAGCGCTATGGTGCAACTGTAAGTCGTTATGATTTGATTAATAATCTAATCAAGGATATTCAGAATGACCCATATGGTCGCCGCAAAATTGTTTCTCTTTGGCAGGAAACTGACCTACATGAGACTCCTGGTCTTGCTCCTTGTGCGTTCCTTACTATTTGGAATGTAAGAAATGCAGAAGATGGAGATTATCTTGATATGGTTTTGGTTCAGCGTAGCGGTGATATGCTTACTGCTTCTGGTCCAGGAGGTATCAATGAAATTCAGTATGCGGCATTGCTTATGATGATTGCGCGCCATACTGGTTATAAGGCTGGAGTTTTCTCTCATATGGTTGCAAATGAACAGATTTATGACCGTCATATGGACGCAGCCTATGAAATGTTGCGTCGTTATGAACTCCAAAGACAGGAGTATGAGGGTCAGCTTGTACTGACTTCTGCCCCACATCTGGAACTCAACTCTGAGGTAACAGATTTCTATAGCATGACAATTGACGATTTCAACATGGTTAATTATGCTCCTATGCAACCTCAGTTGAAACTTGAACTGGGTATTTAATCATGATTGCGGCAATTGTAGCTGTCGATAATAACTGGGGTATCGGTTTTAATGGGGAGCTCTTGGAACGCATTCCCGATGATTTAAAGCGTTTTAAGCAGTTAACTGATGATTCAACCGTAGTTATGGGCAGAAAGACTTGGGACTCCCTTCCAAAGAAACCTCTTCCTAACAGATTCAATATCATTGTTACTTCGCAAGAAGTCGATGATAATGATATAGATATCAAACACTCAAGCATGGAAGAAGTCAAAGCATTCTTGGAATTGGATCTTGGTATTCCAGTGTTTATTATTGGCGGTGGAATGATTTATCGTGAATTACTTCCATATTGCCAAGAAGTTTATGTAACTAAAATCTTGAAAGACCACGATAATGTGGACACTTATTTCCCAAATCTCGACGAGATGGAAGAATGGGAGCAGGATGAAAGTTCAGAAACCTACGATTACAATGGAGTTAACTACCAATACCAACATTATAGAAGACACTAATTGATTTTTCAAATTAAATATGGTATAATATTTATATAAAGTAAATGAAAAACAAAAAGAGGTAATACTATTATGAAACAAGAATTTATTGATTTTCTAAATGCGCTAATGGCAGCTGCGCCAGACGTAGTTGCTGACAAAATGACTGATAATGTAAAGGCTTACATTGAAGCACTCATGGACACTAAGAATGACAAACCCGAAGTCACTGACAGCGGCAAGGTGATTCTTGACTGGATGCAGAAGTCCGATATGCCTATGGTTAAGGCAAGAGATGTTGCCGAAGGACTGTTTATTAGTTCTCGTGCAGTATCCGGTTCTCTGCGTAAGTTGGTCAATGATGGCTTCTGTGAAAAGGTCGGAGCTGACCCAGTTGTTTACGCTTTAACTGAAAAAGGAAAAAATTATAAGATTGATTAAGGAGAATTAAGAACATGAAAAGTGCAATGATTAACAGAACTCATATTGAAGGTTTACTTTATCAGCATGATTTGGAACTCAAAGTGACTGGCGAGAATTCTAAGAACCCTGGTACAGAGTTCATCTCTGGTAACATCGAAATCGCAACTGACGATGCCGGTGTTAACATCGTGCCTGTTCACTTCACATATGTAACTGCTACTACCTCTAAGGGTAAGGCAAATGCATCTTTCGGTACTCTGAGCGATATCATCAATGGTAAGCTCGGTACTGTTATGAAGGATGGCGCTGACAAGGCTGCTAAGCTTCGTATCGATTCTGCAATCGGTTTGAACGAGTTCTATTCTGACAGAAATGGTAAGGAAGAGCTTGTTAGCGTAAAGCGTAACGAAGGTGGTTTTATCCACGTAGTTAACGCAATCAACGAGGATGAAAAGACTCGTAACACTTTCGAGGTTGACATGATTATCACTAACGTGAGCCATGTTGACGCTGACGAAGAGAAGCAGACTCCTGAGAAGGCAATCGTTCGTGGAGCTATCTTTAACTTCAGAAATGATTTGATGCCTATCGAACTTTCTGTTCTCAATCCTAATGCTATTAACTACTTTGAGGGACTTGAAGCTTCTTCTAAGGAGCCTGTGTTCACAAAGGTTAAGGGTCGTCAGGTAAGCGAGACTATCGTTCGTACTATCGAGGAAGAGTCTGCATTCGGTGAAGCTTCCGTACGTGAGGTTAAGAGCACTCGTAAGGACTTTGTCATTACTTGGGCTATGAAAGAGCCTTACCTCTGGGATGATGAAAGCACCATTACAGCTGCTGAGCTTAAGGAGTGCATGACCAAGAGAGAAACTGACTTGGCTGCAATGAAGGCTCGTAGCGATGAATATAAGGCATCTAAGGCTGGCGGTGCCGCTAAGGCAGCTCCTGCCGCTGGTGGATTCGATTTCTAATTGAATCCCCAGCCCCCACGAGGGGTTAACAAGGATTTTTAATTGAATATTGTTCATATATTATATAAGGAGAAAATAAAATGGGAAATTCACTATTAGACATTAAACCTCATCAGGTAAGTAGAAACCTTCGTGGATATTCTGTTCTGTTCTACGGAACACCTAAGAGTGGTAAGACTACAATCGCTTCTCAGTTCCCTGGTGCAATTGTTCTTGCATTCGAAAAGGGTTACTCTGCGATTCCTGGCATCATGGCTAAGCCTATGAACAGCTGGGGTGATTTCAAAAAGACTCTCCGTGAACTCAATGACCCAGAAGTAAAGAACATCTTCCAGACTGTTGTTATCGACACTGCGGATATCGCATATGGCTACTGTGAGAAATACATTTGCGGCCAGGCGTCCGATGCTAAGAACTCCTACGATAACATCGCTGAAATTCCTTATGGTAAGGGTTATAAGATGGCGATGACTGAGTTCGACGAGAGCATCAGAAAGATTCTTCAGATGGATTACGGTCTGGTACTTATCTCTCACTCCGAAGACAAGGTCTTCACCGACGAAACTGGTAAGGAATATAATCAGATTGTTCCTACTCTTGACAAGAGAGCAAGACTGGTTTGCGAGAGAACTTGCGATATCATCGGCTTCTCTAAGGCTGTTGATACCGAGGCTGGTGTTCAGACTAAGCTCTTCCTCCGTGGAACTCCAAGATATGTAGCTGGTTCTCGTTTCCGCTATACTCCTGACGTAATTAATTTCACTTATGATAACCTTGTAAATGCTATTGCAGAGGCTATTGACAAGGAAGCTGAAATGCGTGGAGCAGGCGCTGTTACAAACTCCGCTACTCAGATGCATGTAGATGAGCCTACATACGACTTCAAGGCTTTGATGGATGAATTCCAGACAATCGTTGGTCGTTTGATGGAAAAGGGCAGTCCTACTAATGCCGCTAAGATTACTCAGATTGTTGAGAGTCACCTTGGCAGGGGCAAGAAGGTTGGCGACTGTACCGCAGACCAGGCTCCTCAGTTGGATATGATTATTTTCGACTTGAAGCGTCTATAAGATAACAGTCAACCCGAGGCAACAGAATCCTCGGGTTGATTTTTTATTAAAAATATGGTATAATATATATATAAAGTAATGAAAAGGAGAGTGTATAGCCATGGCGCATTGGGTAACTTGCGTATATTGCAATGAACGATTTGACCGTGACAGAATGCCAACTGCACAGGTGTCATCCAGGCGATATGCTCACTTACATTGTCATGAAAGAGAAGAAGAGAAGCGCGCAAAGGAAGAAAAGGATAAAGAAGCATTAGAACAGTATATTATGAAGATGTTCAATGAAGAGTTCGTGAATCCGCGTGTGCGCAAACAAATCAATGAGTTTAAGGATAAATATAATTATACTTATAGTGGTATCTTAAAAGCATTGGTTTACTTCTTTGAGGTTAAAGGGAATAGTATCGAAAAAGCTAAGGGTGGAATAGGTATTGTGCCATATGTGTACAATGATGCTTATAACTACTACTACAACATTTGGTTGGCAAACCAGAAGAATGAAGAAATTCTCAAACCAGAACAAATGATTATCGAAGTTCGAGAAGTCCATATTCCGGTGCCTCAACGCAAAGTTAAGAAGCGAAAGCTATTCACATTTTTAGATGAAGAAGAGGTAGAAGAATGAGTAGTAGATATGTAGATACAACCGCAATCATGCAAGTAATTGGTTGCGTTTATAATACTCCTCAGCTTTTAGACTTTACAGATAAGTATACTATTACTGATGAAGATTTTGCCGATGAATTCCACAGAATTGCGTTTGGTGCGATTTACAAAATCTATGAACTGGGCGCAGAGAGAATTACATTGGAGAATATTTCAGACTTCTTATCTTCAAGACCTAAGAGTGCGGCGAGTTTTAAGCAAAATAAAGGTGAAGAGTGGTTGTTGAAGGTTGCGGATGCGGCCATCCCATCAGCCTTTGACTATTATTATAACCGTCTAAAGAAAATGTCATTGTTGAGAGCATATGATAATTATGGAATTGATGTTTCATATATTTATGATCCCGACAATATTTTGGACGTAAAGAAGAAACAACAGCAAGAAGATTGGCTCGATAATGCTTCTTTGGAAGATATTGCAAACAAAGTAGACGCAACAATTGAAGCCATCAGAATGCAATATGTTGATGATGTAAATGGTGATACTTATCAAGCTGGTGATGGAATTTTTGATTTAATTGACAGATTGAAACAGTATCCAGAAGTAGGTGTTCCTTTGTATGGACCACTTATCAATACCGTAACTCGTGGCGCAAGACTGAAAAAGTTTTATTTGCGTTCAGCGCCTACTGGTGTGGGTAAGTCCCGTACAATGATTGCGGATGCCTGTTACATAGGCTGCAATCGCATCTATGATGAAATTTTTGGTTGGATTAAGAATGGTACAGCTGAACCTGTTTTGTATATTTCTACAGAGCAGGAAAAAGAAGAAATTCAGACAATGATGCTTGCGTTCTTGTCCAATGTAAACGAAGACCATATTCTGAATGGTAAGTATGACGGCGATGAAGAGGACCGTGTACGCGAGGCCGCAAGAATTCTTTCTGAAAGTCCTTTGTACATTGTCGAAATGCCTGATTTCTCTTTGAAAGATATTGAGGACTGTATTAAGAAGCATATTCGTGATTACGATGTAAAATATGTATTCCACGATTATATTCATACCAGTTTGAAGATTTTGGAAGAGATTACCAGACGTTCTGGTGGCGTTAAGTTGAGAGAAGATAACATCTTGTTTATGCTTTCAATTCGTTTGAAAGATATTTGTAACCAGTATGGAATCTTCATTATGTCTGCGACTCAGCTGAATGGCGATTACCAAGAGGCGAAAACACCAGACCAGAACTTGCTTCGTGGCGCAAAAGCTATCGCTGATAAGATTGACTATGGTTCGATTCTACTCGGCGTAAAAGAGGAAGACATTGCGGCTTTGGAGACAATCTTGAGCGCAAATACTTTCGAGAAACCAAACCTAAAACTCTCTATCTATAAGAATAGACGAGGTAGATATAAAGGCGTAATCTTATGGTGTAAAGGAGACCTTGGAACTTGTAGAGTCAAACCAATGTTTTGTACAACATACGATTATGAAATCCTAACAATGGAAGATATCAAAATCATAACAGAGGACGAAGGCGCCTTCTAAGTGAAAAGGAGAAAATGATATGGCTGAACAGAGAAAGAATTTTAATAAGAATAAGAATGGAAATCCTAAGGCTAAGGCTCAGGGTAACGGACAGAGAAAGAATCAGAAGAGAGATAATACTCCTAAGAACTTCAACGTAAATCAGAGCAAAGCACAGGCTGTGATGAAGGTAGAGGGCAGAGCTTATGAGTATAAGATGTCCGCTGAATGTGCAAGAAATATCCTCAAGAATCGTAGCGGCCAGGATGCAAAGAAGAACCCTCAGCAGTATCTTTGCGAGTATGTAACTGAGCAGTACGGCCTGCTTGGTACATGTATTAGGGTGTTGACTTATTAATAGCAACAACCTCCCCTATTCCAAAGCGGATATTCGTGAGGCTTTGACAGTAGATAACATTTTTGAATTACTTCAAGAATGGGGAGGAGACCCAGAGTGGACAGACTTTGGTATCCTCTCTTCTACTATCTGTCATAATCTCCCAGGAGAAGGAAGTAGAAAGTTATATTACTATGAAAATACAGATTTGTTTGCTTGTTATACGGGTTGCGGCACCTCGTTCGATATTTTCGAATTGACCAGTAAAGTAGCTGCTATACAGGGAAATAAAGAATATGACTTAAATGATGCAGTACGCTGGGTCGCATATAGATTCGGATTGTCCACAAAATACGAGGTACAAGACGAAGACCAGTTGGACGACTGGAAGCATCTGACAAACTATGACCGAATCCAAGCGACAGAGACTAAGGACTATCATGTGACGCTTAAGGAATTCAACCCAATTATCTTAACACGCTTGAATTACAGTTTGAAGATTGCGCCTTGGTTGCGCGAGGGAATTAGTCAAGAAGCAATTAGACATAATTATATTGGCTTTTATCCTGGTGGTGACCAAATCACAATTCCTCATTTTGATAAAGATGGCAGGTTTATCGGGTTACGTGGCCGTACCTTATGTGCAGAGGAAGGCGAGCGATTCGGTAAATATAGACCGATTCGTATCAACAAAGAACTCTACAACCATCCATTAGGAATGAATTTATACAACTTGAACAACAGCAAAGAAAATATTAAAATAATGGGTAAAGCCATTATCTTTGAATCAGAAAAAAGCTGTTTGTTGTATCAATCTTATTTTGGAATTGAAAATGACATTTCTGTGGCTTGTTGTGGTAGTAATATCTCAGCGTATCAGATTCAAATGCTGATTGACGCTGGCGCAAAGGAAATTATAGTAGCATTCGATAGACAGTTCCAAGAGATTGGGGATAAAGAACATCAGCATCTTGTAGCCAATTTCAAGAAACTCCATGCGAAATATAAAAACTTTGCAACTTTGTCTTTTATATTTGATAGACACATGATTACAAGTTATAAAGCAAGCCCAATAGACGAAGGACCTGAAAAGTTTTTGAAATTATTTAAGGAGAGAGTAACGCTATGAAAGGTGCGATTTGGAGCATGACTGCCGCAGAAGGTAATGAAATGCTCGAAAAAGTAATCGAAAATTATACAAGATATGGAATTGAATTACGCCATAAGAAAATCTCTGCAATTAGTGGTTCTACTGCAGAGTTCGGCAATGGAGATTTCTGGCGAGTTTGTAGAGCCAGTGATTGTTCCAGAGGAGTGCGTTGTAATGTAGCTTACATCCAACGCAATATTCCATATGATGTATATCGAACCATAATCAGTCCAACTATGTTCGACTTTCCGTTTGCGGCTATTCGTCTTTGGGGTGAGGGTAATCTTCATATTAGTGATGAAGTACCACTTCCATTCTAAAAGGCGAAAGGTGGTTAATTGAATTTGAACATTATTCATAGATTTTTGGTGATTCGTATGAAAGGAGGTTGACTTTCATATGAATTTTCAACTAAGAGCACCTCGCATCCCACATATGTCAGTGGTCGAACAGGTGTTTGTCAACCGCGGGATTCCCGCAGAAGAGGTAAATCATTATTTGCATACCTCGGTAGCCGATGTAATTGACCCGGCTACAATTACCAATATAGAGACCGGCGCAAAGATGCTGGTTTCTCACATTGCACAGAACCATAAAGTTTTAGTTCAAATTGATAGTGACTGTGATGGTTTTACATCTGCGGCAGTTCTTATCAATTATCTGAATTGCCTTTTCCCAGGTTTTGTGCAGAATAATGTCTTTTATAGACCTCATACAAACAAGGCTCACGGAATCATTCCGGAGACAGTGCCAAGTGATGTGAAGCTTGTGATTGCTCCTGACTCAAGTTCAAATGAATTTGAAATTCACAAAGAGCTTCACGAAAGAGGGGTGGATGTGTTGGTTATTGACCACCACAATACAACTCACTATTCTGAATACGCTTGCGTAATTAACAACCAAATGGACGACTATCCTACCAAGTCATTATCTGGTGTAGGTATGGTGTATAAGTTTTGTTCTTATTTGGATTCATTGCTTCATGTTGATTATGCAGACCAGTATTTAGATTTAGTTGCTCTTGGTATCCTTGCTGACGTTATGGATTTGAGAGATTTTGAAACAAGATACTTAGTGGATACTGGCTTAGCCAATATTCGAAATCCATTCCTGCGTGGCATGGTCACAAAGCAAGCATTCCAGCTAAAGGACCGCGTAACGCCACATGGAATTTCCTTCTACATCGCACCTGGTGTGAATGCGATTACTCGTGTCGGAACTGTAGAAGAGAAGTTAATGTTATTTGAGTCTATGCTTGAGTTTCGTGCCTACGAACAGATTCCTTCCACTAAACGTGGTTGTAAGGGTCAGTTCGAAACGAGAGTCGAGCAAGCCTGCAGAAATTGCACAAACATTCGAAACAGACAGAATAAAGCAAGAGACGCAAGCTTGGAGATAATTGAACGCATAATTGAAGAGAAAAATCTTTTAGAGAATCAAGTCTTAGCAGTAAAACTCGAAGGCAAAAATGAGTCCAACCGAAACATCACAGGTTTGATTGCGAACCAAATAATGGGTAGGTACCAACGCCCTGTTCTCATTCTAAACCGAACTGTCCACGATGAAGACCCAGATAATGTCTACGTTACATGGGACGGCTCCGGCCGAAACGCTAATGGTACAGACTTGACTAATTTCCAAGAATTCTTAAATGAATCTGGTTATTTTGAATTTGCAGAAGGACATGACAATGCTTTTGGTGTATCTATTCGTGATGAATACTTTGCAGATTTCATCGCATATGCAAATGAAAAACTAAAAGATGTAGACTTCTCCCCAAAATATTCTCCTGATGTGATTTATTTTGCAGATATGGTTCACGGTTCAGAAATTCTGAAACTTGCTGACCTGGGGCATATTTGGGGCCAAGGAGTGGAAGAGCCAATTGTTGTTATCACTGATGTAAAAGTCAGTGCAAGTAATCTCAATTTGTTCGGTTCAACTCTGAAGATAGCCTTACCTTCGGATGAAGGTATTAGTTTAGTTAAGTTCAGGTCGTCTAATGAAGAATATGAAAGTTTGTATTCAGAGTTAGGTTGTGTTACCATTAACGTCGTTGGCCGCTGTTCAAGAAACAGTGGATGGGACGACAAACCGCAGATAATTATTGAAGACTATGAAATTGTAGGAAGGACAGCCTATTATTTCTAATAATTGCACAACAGACCTAATAGCAATATTAGGAAGGAAAGTACATTATTATGAAAAAGAAGCTCAACTGCTTACGTATAGTAGGTATAGTAATTATACTTGTGGCACTTATTACAACAACATCGTTAGCATTTAATAAAACAGATGACAGTGCAGCAAGTTCAGACCCGGCGGCTACGGCCGCTGTGATGATGATTGAAAACCCGACAGAAGAAGTTAAAGTTCCAGAAGTGTTGAAATATTTTCAAGAAATGACATATGAAGATTCCACTGATAAAGAAGTATTAAAGACTGAACTGGCAACTTGTAAAGACTATGAGTTCCGTCTCATTAAGCTGTTAAACAACCAAGAGTTAGCAGATGAAAGAGACTTAGTAGAAGAGGAGCTCGCAGATGTGCGAGGCTTGATGGCGGAGTATGAAGAAACAATCGCCGCAATCGAAGCTGAAGAAGTACGTATTGAAGCTATGTGGAGCGAGAAAGCTGGAGAATATCCAGTAGCAACACAAGTTTGGAGATATATGAAAGACGAATTAGGTTGGAATGATTATGTTTGCGCCGGTGTCATGGGTAACATGATGGCGGAAGTTGGCGGACAGACTCTCAACTTACAGCCTTTCTTATATGGTCATAGTGGCGGAGGCTACTACGGTATTTGCCAATGGTCTGGTAGATATTACCCAGGTATCCAGGGCGCAAGCCTTGAAGCCCAACTCGATTTCTTAAGAGATACTGTTAAGAAAGAGTTGGATACATACGGATACGCATTTAGAAGTGGCATGGATTATGAAAGTTTCTGTGCTTTAACAGATGCTGAGGATGCTGCATTGGCATTCGCAAAGGCATATGAAAGATGCGGCAGTGGTTCTTATGGAATCCGCCAGTCTAATGCCTTGAAAGCATATAACTATTTTGTAAATTAACAGATGGCTACATAGTGTAACAACTATGTAGCCATTTTTTTTTGTTTATATGCAAATTGTGGAACACGCTCCGGCCGGTGACAGACGCATGAATCGTCAACCCAAATTAAAAATGCCATGGGTAATTTTTCTCTAAAAAGCTTCTAATTGACTTTCCATATAAAATATGGTATAATAAATGTATAGAAAGAAAAGTTAGGAGGTATTGGTATGAGTAACAGACAACCTTATAATGTTGACAAAATGTATACATATTTAAGAGGTTATCTCACAGGTGCGGGTATGACCGAGTCTATCAAGGCGCTTCAATTCGCTCGTAAACAGCACAGTGCGCAGACTCGTAAAGATGGCACCCCCTATATTGTGCATCCGCTTTCTATGGCTTGTTACGCCATTGCGCTCGGTTTAAACGAGGACAATATTGTTGCAACTATTCTTTTGCACGATATTCTCGAAGATTGCAATATCAAGGCAGAGTATTTGCCAGTAAACGACACCATCAAAGATGCCGTTGTACATATGACAATCATGCATATGGATACTGATATCTCTAAGATTGAAACTAAGTGCAGATATTTCAACGAGTTATTGGAAAGTAAGGAAGCCTTGATTTGTAAGGCATTGGATAGATATAATAATCTGTCTGATATGCCTTTTGCTCTTTCTGCGGATTCTATTGGTAAGAATTGCGCTGAGACCGAAGTGCTGCTTCTTCCCATTCTCAAGAAGGCAAAAGAAGAGTTTCCAGAGATGGCAGACCCTCTCTTTGTTCTGCGCACTAATATTAGAACCTTAAATGATATCTTGAAATTTCACTATTCAGAGGAATATGAAAAGTGGTTAAAGATTTATGAAAGGAAAGAAGAATAATGCAAAGACAAAACTATCAAGAAGTTGCACTATTAGATAAGCAGCGTTTACTGGAAAATTATATTATTCATGAGGTTAAGGATATTTCATATCAAGTAAGAGATTTACCTCAACCTTATAGTGTTATTAAACAGAGTTTTAAGCACGCTACCGACGACCATGTATGGGGTTCTTCACTCATTCAGATTTGCAGTAATGGTACTGTAATGTTTGAGTTCGTGCGCAACTACCCATCTTTTGAAGCAATTTTTGTCGAACAAAATGGGGTAGATTACATTATCACTTCTGGTGATTACCAGTGCATCACTATTGTGAACTTGGATGATATGGAAGCCAAGTCATATGTTGATATTGATGATAAAAAGTTCGGCTGTGGCTTCTGTCCTATTTATTTTGATTGGGATGAAGATACCCTTTATGTAGAAGGCTGCGTTTGGGGTTGCCCATATGAAACCATGATTTGCCGAGATATCGATCTCTCGAACCCCATTGCCGCATTCAACAGCGCCGAGTGGACGAGCGACGATGATGATTATGAATATGAAGATGATGATTGGGATGACGATGATGATTCCGATTGTTATTGTGAATAAAGGAGAATATGAATGGAATTAACAAAGAAACAACAGGAAGGATTGGAGCTTGCTGTAAAGCGTTACAATGAAGACGCTCCATATACCTGTATTGCTGGTTACGCCGGTACAGGAAAGTCCACTCTGGTTAAGTTCATTGTATCCGCTCTAAACCTCCGTCAAACCGATATTGCATATATCGCTTTTACTGGCAAAGCAGCCCTTGTCCTCAAGGACAAAGGTTGCCCCAATGCCATGACCGCACATAGACTACTTTATCAATCTTATCCGAGAAATGATGGCACCTTCGCACACAGACCTCGTAGACCAATTTATCCTTATAAGTTAATTGTTGTAGACGAGATTTCTATGTTGCCTGATGAAATTTGGCAGTTGCTTCTTTCTCATAATATTCATGTTATTGCTCTTGGTGACCCGTTCCAGCTGCCACCAGTAGGTAAAGATAATGGAGTTCTTAAGGATGCTCATATCTTTTTGGACGAGATTATGCGCCAAGAGGAAGATAGTGAAATTATTAAGTTGACTATGGACATTCGTGCGGGCAAGCCTCTTGAACTTTTTAAGGGTAAGCAAGTGCAGGTTATTGACCAGTGTGATATGGTTGACGGAATGCTTACTTGGGCTGACCAAGTAATCGTAGCGAAGAATGAAACCAGAAGACTGGTAAATCATCAGATGCGCCAGATGATTCATGGCGTCACTGACCCTCGTCCTATCGAAGGGGATAAGGTAATTTGTGTGCGCAACGACTGGGAGAATCCGAACGAGGCGGGAGATGTAATGGTTAATGGAAGTATCGGATATTTGAGTAATGTTACTTTCAATGATAACCACTATTTCTTGAAACCTCAAATGTTAGCAGATTTTATACCAGAGGGAGTGACGGATGAAGACCTAATGCTGTCACCTCAAGATTTGATATTCAGAAATGTAAATATGGATTATAAGTTGTTGAACGAAGGTGAAACAACAGTAAATCAAAAAAACTGGAAATCTTTCCCTAAGATTTGGAGGCCTAAAGAATTTGATTATGGCTATTGTATTACTTGCCATAAGTCACAGGGTTCTGAATATGGTAAAGTTTTAGTTCTTGAAGAGTGGCTTAAAGGTGATGCAGAAATGCATGCGCGCTGGCTCTATACGGCCGCTACTCGTGCAGTAGATAGATTAGTGATTGTGAGGAATTATAGATGACAGTATTAACTATTGATTTTGATACAATTATGTATTTAAGTTTACCTACCTATAACAATTTTATTAGAGAAGAATATAAATTTGAAGATATGGCAACTCATTTCCCTCATATGTGGGGAGCTACGGCCGACCTTGGTTTATATCAAAATTTAACAGAGTTTTTAATGAAACTTTTTGAACGCTTAGATAAAGATGTTTTTTATTTCATTGATAATCATGCGGAAATTGTAGATTGTACTGCTGACTTAGAGAAATTTGATTTAATCAATGTAGATTATCATCATGACATTGGATATGGATATATTTGTCAACACTGGGATGAAGAGTTAGATTTTGCAAGCGTTGGTGACTGGGTAAAATATCTAACTGACCGAGATCGCATCAATAGTTACACATGGGTTGCTAATGGCAATTCAGAATTTGACACTGATATTATTGACGCAAAGTATTACCCTCAAGAAGTATTAGAGCTTCCATTTGATTTTTATAAATTAGAAAAATATCTTGATAAAATTGATAGAGTAGTCCTCTGTGGCAGCTCTTGGTGGATTCCTCCGATGTACAGACATTTGTTTGCTACTTGGAAGTTAATGTATGAGTATTATTATAAAGAGGTAAAATAATATGGCAGAAAAAATAGATTGGAATATGGAAGTTGAAGTTAACTTAGATGAAGTAAGTCGTATTGTTAAGAGTGAAGCTTTTGCCAGATTCTTGCTTGACCAAACAACAGATTTTACTGCGGCAGCCTACATCTTACAAGTCCTTTTGGATAGACTTGAAGCTGACGGGCAACCAGTTGACATTTAATGAAAAATATGATATAATATAAGTAAAGAAGTTATAAAAAGATGAAAGGAAAAGTCGAATGGGAACTTATTTCGGGATTCATAATCACACAGAATATTCCAATATCCGTTTGTTAGACTGTATTAACAAACCAAAAGCTCTCATTGACAAAGCCAGAGAGATGGGTCTCAGTGGCATTATGATTACCGACCATGAGTGTCTTTCAGCACACATGGAGGTAAATCAGTATGCAAAGAAGCTAAAAGAAATTGACCCAGATTTCACGATTGGTCTTGGCAATGAGATTTATTTAACTGAAGATAGAAGTCGTGGTCAAAAATATTACCACTTCATTCTTGATGCGAAAGATGCTTTGGGTCACAAAGCTCTTCGTGAAATGAGTTCTATCGCATGGTATAATAGCTATGAAGATAGACGAATGGAGCGTGTACCTCTGCTTAAATCTGAACTCCAAGAGGTAATGAATAAGTATAGAGGTCATGTGGTTGCGACTACAGCATGTATGGGTGGAGAACTTTCCACTTTAGCTTTGGCTATGGAACTTGCGGCCGATGTGAATGATACTAAAGCAATGCGCGAGTATCATAGTCAGATTGTAGAATTTGTCACATTTTGTAAAGATGTTTTTGGTGATGATTTCTATATTGAATGTGCGCCTTCCACTATGCAGGACCAGATGATTGTTAATCATAAGCTCTATAGAATTGCAAAAGCAATGGGCGTTAAGATGGTTGTGGGAACAGATGCACATTATCTTACAACTGAAGATAGACAAGTTCATAAGGCTTATCTGAATTCTAAAGGTGGCGAGCGTGAGGTTGACTCTTTCTACGAGTTCTCTCGTTTGATGACTGTAGAAGAAGTAACTGAACTTTTGAAACCATGTTTTGATGCAGAGGATATTCACGAAGATCCTGCAGATATTGTTCAGTGGATTTTAGATAATACTAATGAAGTTAAAGATAAAATTACTTGGTATTCTCTTGAAAGAAATCAGATTATTCCAAAGGTTGAAGTAAAAGATTATCCTAAGTGTTCTGCTTGGGAATGGGATATGTATCCAACAATTCGTGATTTGTTGGTGTCTGATAATGTTCAAGAAAGATACTGGGCAAATGAATGCATCAACAAGTTGATTGAAATGAATCTCGATGGCAATAGTGAATATGCTCAGAGATTGGAAATCGAAGCTGATGTAATTAAATATATTGGAGAGAAGTTAGATGACTGCTTATTCGCATATTTCAACACCTTTAAGCACTACATCGACTTATTTTGGGAATGCGGAAGTACAGTTGGCCCTGGACGAGGTTCAGCAACTGGATTCCTATCGAACTACTTACTTGGAATCACTCAGCTCGACCCAATCAGATGGAAGTTGCCTTACTGGCGATTCCTCAATAAAGAAAGAGCAGAGTTGCCAGATATCGACATTGACTTGGCACCAAGTAAACGACCAGCAATCTTCGAAGCTATCAGAAAAGAGCGAGGAGAATTCGGACTCATTCAGGTCGCAACTTTCGGAACTGAAGGAACTAAGTCAGCAGTTCTCACGGCTTGCAGAGGCTACAGGAGTGATGACTTCCCAGATGGAATTGATGTTGACCAAGCTCAATACATGTCTTCGCTGATTCCACAAGAGCGTGGATTTTTGTGGTCTATTAGTGAAGTTATTCATGGTAGTGAGGAAAAAGGTAGAAAACCAGTTCAGGCTTTCATTCGTGAAGTAAATCAATATCCTGGTCTTTTGGATATTATTGAAAGAATTGAAGGTCTTGTAAATAAGCGTTCTTCTCATGCGTCTGGTGTTATTCTTTATGGTGATGACCCATTTGAAACTGCATCTTTCATGAAGACTCCAGGAGGCGACTTGATTACTTGCTACGACCTACATAAAGCGGAAGCAGCGGGTGATACAAAGTACGACTTCCTTGTAACTGAAATTTCTGATAAAATTATCAAGTGTTTCGAGTTATTACAGAAAGATAAAGTTGTTGAAGCTGAATTCACAATTCGTGAATTATATAATAAATACATTCATCCTGAGATTATGGATACGACAGACCCAAGACTTTGGGAACATTTGGCTTTGGGTGATGTTCTTGACGTATTCCAGTTCTCTACTGGCGTAGGTTTGGCGATTGCGAAAAAGCTTAAACCTCAAAACCCTATGGAGATGACTGCAGCGAACGCTATGATGAGACTTATGTCTGAAAAAGGCAAGGAGTCTCAGCAGGACAGATATGTTCGTATTCAGAATCAAGGCTTGGAAGTATTCGATGCAGAAATGCAGAGAGCAAGATTTACTGACCAACAGAGAGAGTTAATGCATAAACATTGTGACCAGTATTGGGGATGTTGCGCTCTCCAGGAGCAGATGATGGAACTTCTTATGGATGTTGCCGGATTTACGCTCGGTGAAGCAAATAACGCTCGTAAGATTGTTGGTAAGAAACAAATGAGCAAGATTCCAGAGTTGCGCGAACAGGTATATGGAAGCTTTGAGGACAGAATGGTTGCTGACTATTTCTGGGAAAATGCGATTGCGCCTCAGCTTGGTTATGCGTTTAGCTTGAACCATTCACTTCCTTATTCTTTTGTTGGTATGCAATCTATCTACTTTGTAATCAATTTCAATCCGATTTATTGGAACACTGCTTGCTTAATTGTAAACAGTGGTGCGACTGATGAAGAAGCAGGTGGCTCAACTGATTATGGTAAAATTGCGAAAGCAATTGGAGATATTATGTCAGTTGGTATCAAAGTTAGTTTGGCAAATATCAACAAGTCTGACTATGGTTTTGCGCCGGATGTTGAGAACAATAGAATCTTGTTCGGTTTAAAAGGTATGTTGAATGTTGGTGATGATGTTATTGCTAACACGATTGCAAACAGACCTTATGTTTCCCCAAGAGATTTCTTAAACAAAGTTAAACCTGGTAAACAGGCTATGATTTCTTTGATTAAGGGCGGAGCCTTTGATGAAATGATGGATAGAAAACTTTGTATGGGATGGTATCTCTGGGAAACTTGTGATAAGAAAAAGAGAATTACTTTGCAGAATATGGGTGGATTGATTAAGTATGGTATCATTCCAACTGAAAATGAAGACCTTGTAACTGCAAAAAGAGTTTTTGAATTCAATAGATATCTCAAAGCTATGTGCAAGGGCAGAGACCCTAAGTATTACTATCTTGATGAAAGAGGATTAAACTTCGTAATGGAATTAGGATATGAAGGATTGCTCAATGTCGTAGCAGATAACTATATGTTAAATATAAGCGAATGGGATAAGAAAGCATATCAGCCTTGGATGGATAAAGTTCGTAATTGGATTGCATCTGATAAAGATGGAATTTTACAAGCTTTGAATACTCAAATCTTCCTTGAAGATTGGAATAAATATGCTCTTGGAAATATCTCCGCTTGGGAGATGGAAGTGCTTTGCTTCTATTATCATGACCATGAGTTGAAAGATGTAAACATGGGTAAATATGGTTTGGTTAATTTCCACAGCCTGCCAGAAGAACCGATTGTTGAAAGAACCTTCATGTCTCGTGCAGGACAAGAAGTTAAGATTTTTAAGATTCACAAGATTTGTGGAACTTGTATTGCAAAGAATAAAACCAAGAGCACAGTAACTCTGTTGACAAATTCAGGAGTTGTTGATGTTAAATTCAGAAAAGAATATTTCTCATTGTTTGACAAGCAGATTTCCGAAAAGGGAGCTGATGGTGTTAAGCACGTAGTTGAGAAATCTTGGTTCAATCGTGGAAATATGATTGTTGTTCAAGGTATTCGTTCTGGTGATGATTTTGTTGCCAAGAAGTATCAGAGTACTGGTGGACATCAGTTGTATAGAATTGAAAGCATTGACGAAAATGGTGACTTGGTATTGAAAGACCAGAGATATCAAAGAGGTATTGAGGAAGATGCTTAAAAAGAAATATGTAAAAAGAGCTTATATTGAAGAAGCATACTGTGATAAGTGTGGCGCGATTATGCGCCACACAGGCATGGTATTGACTTCTTACCCCGCGCAATATCCTTTTGAATGCACTAATAAGGACTGTGATGGGCGTCAGACTTTCTGGGAAGGGGAGGTACCAGGAGTGCTGAGATATGAGTTTGAGGAGGACGCAGATGTATAAAATTGTTGCGTTAATTGGAGAGGCTGGCGCAGGCAAGGACTCTGTGATGCAGGCTGTTTTAGAAGCTGCGCCAGGCCTACATGAGATTATTAGCTGTACTACGCGCCCAATGCGCGAGGGTGAAAAAGAAGGGGTAAACTACTTCTACCTTACAAATGAGCAATTTGCGGCCAAGGTTCTCAATATGGAAATGCTGGAAGCAACTTGTTTTAATGACTGGTTCTACGGGACGGCCCTCCAGTCACTTGACGAAAACGTTGTGAACATTGGAGTATTCAATCCTGATGGTATTGACGCTCTCTTGGAGTCTCCACTTGTGGATGTGACCGTGTACTATGTTCATGCTACTGATAAAAATAGATTAATTCGTCAACTTAATAGAGAAGAGAATCCAGACGTGGATGAAATTATCCGCAGATTTAAGGCTGATAGAGATGACTTTTCAGATTTGGGGTTCGAATTCCAAGTCCTACCGAATGACACTCGAGAAGAATTTAGGGCAGCTGTAAGGACGATTGTGTCCCAGCTCTAAACCAGCGGCGGACTGAGGGCAGAATAGGTAAATTTGGTTATATAAATTCTCATATAATGTATGGGGTTTCTATCTCCATTTTTATCTATTCATTTTTTATAAGGAAGGAGAACAATAATTTATGTATATTGTTAAAAGAGATGGAACACAAGTTCCTTTTGACAAACAAAAGATAATTAATGCTATTAATAGTGCGTTCTTAGATGTTGATGGCATTTTGTACGAAACTGATACTGCCGAAGATATTGCTGATGAAATTGAAAGTTTAGTAGAAAAATCTTCTTCTGATATTTCCGTTGAAGCTATTCAGAATTGTGTTGAGGACTTTCTCATGCGCTCCGAGCGTCGTGACGTAGCCCGCGCATATATTCGTTATAGATATAAGAAGGAAGTAGCAAGAAACTACTCAGATGATTTCTTGGCTGCTATTTCAGAAAAGCTTCAGGCTTCCAACGTTCAGAACCAGAACGCAAACGTTGATGAACATTCTTTCGGCGGAAGAATGGGCGAAGCTACTGATTATTTAACCAAGAGATACGCATTAGATTTCTGCGTTTCTCCTATGGCTCGTGCTAACCACGAGAATAATGAAATTTATATTCATGACCTTGGCGCATATGCCGTTGGTATGCACAACTGTCTTTCTATTCCATTTGATGATTTGCTCGCTAATGGTTTTAATACTCGTCAGACAGACGTGCGCCCAGCTAACTCTGTGAATACAATGTTCCAGCTCGTTGCTGTTTTATTCCAGCTTCAGAGTTTACAGCAGTTTGGTGGCGTTTCTGCAACTCACCTTGACTGGACTGCTGTTCCATATGTGCGCAAGTCTTTCTTTAAGCACTATGTTGTTGGATACTTAAAGACAACTCCTGATTTCTTGGGATTGGATTTAATGGGTATGTTGTTCGACAACTATAAAGATGAAGTTGGAATTATTCGTAATAAATTTGACGAGTGGGTTGATGAAAATAAAGCCGTATTCCTTAATAAGTTTGGTTTAACAGAAGCTGACTTTAGATTGGACAATAAGGCAAAACTTGACCCAGTTCTTTACCAAGGCGCACTTTATGATACTATTTGTGAAACTAAGCAGGCTGTTGAGGGTATGTATCACAACCTCAATACTCTTCAGTCCAGAAGCGGCAACCAGCTTCCTTTCACTTCTATTAACTATGGTACTTGTACAAGCCCAGAAGGTAGATTAGTTATCAAAGCTCTTATTGATGGTTCTCTTAAAGGAACTGGTCGTTTGCGCAAGACCTCTATCTTCCCTTGTGGTATCTTCCAGCTTATGTCTGGTGTTAATAAAGAGCCAGGTACTCCTAACTATGATTTGAAGAGAATGGCTCTTGCGTCTACTGCAACAAGACTTTATCCTAACTATGCGAATGTGGATTGGTCTGGTAACGCTGGTTATGATGTAAATGACCCTTGTACTTATTTCTCTACTATGGGTTGTAGAACTGCTAATGGTTGGGATATTAACGGTCTCGGTCAGCGTAAAGATGGCCGTGGCAATATTTGCCCTGTAACTGTTATTATGCCTACTTTAGCTATGCAGGCTGTTAAGTATTATGAAATTACGCCTTGCGGCGACCTTGAGAACGACACCATTGAGTTCTTTATGCAACTCTTGGATGTAAAGATTCACGAAGCAAAAGATATGCTGCTCGAGCGTTTTGAGTATATTTGCTCTCAGAAGTCAAGTGCGGCTAAGTTCATGTATGAGAACGGAACTATGGCAGGATATGATGGTAAGGACATTCGTTCTGCATTGAAGCATGGTACATTAGCACTTGGTCAGCTTGGATTAGCAGAAACACTTCAAATTTTAATTGGTTGTGACCATACTACTGAAAAAGGTATGGAGCTTGCTAAGAGAATTGAACAGTTGTTTAAAGACCGCTGTGCCGAATTCAAGCGACAATATCAGTTGAACTTTGGTGTTTACTATACTCCTGCTGAGAATCTCTGCTACACCGCTATGAAGAAATTCCAGGCTAAGTATGGCAGAATTCCTAATGTTTCTGATAAAGACTTCTTTACTAACAGTATCCATGTTCCTGTTTGGAGAGAAATGAGTCCTTTTGAAAAGATTGATATTGAATCTCAGTTGACTGGTTATTCTTCTGCTGGTTGTATTACTTATGTAGAGCTTGACTCTGGTATTAAGAATAATATTGATGCATTAGAAATGATTGTTGACTATGCTATGAATAAAGACATTCCTTATTTCGCAGTTAATGTCCCAAATGATACTTGTATGAATTGTGGCTATACTGATGAAATTAACGATGAATGTCCAATGTGCGGCTGCACCGAAATTCAGCGTTTGCGCCGTGTAACTGGCTACTTGACTGGTGACTTTAAATCTGCTTTCAATCTTGGTAAGCAGCAAGAAACTTTAATGAGGGTTAAACACAGATGATTGTAATTCGACATGGAGAAACATATGTAGAACGAGGATGCGACCGTTGTCGCGCAATCCTGGGATATACTAAGGCTGATATAAAAAAGGAATCTCGTCTTGATGACGTTTTTGGTGAGTTACATTCTGTAGAAATGGAATATATTACTTGCCCAGAATGCCGCAAGAAAAATTACCTCGTTTATTTAGTCGACGGTGAAAATACCCTCAGCTGATTAAAAATTTGCTCTGTAGTGTTTACTACAGAGCAATACAGCACCAGAAAATTACAAAGGAGTTTACGAAATGCAATATAGTGGAATATTATATAATGACATGGCGGCTGCTCCGGGAGTTAGTGTAACATTTTTCTCTCAAGGCTGCCCGCACAGATGTAAGGGTTGCCACAACCCAGAGACCTGGGATTTCCAAGGAGGAAAAGAGTTTACACCAGACATTCTTGACAAGATTGTTGAAGGTCTGACTGCTCAAGGAATTCAGCGAAATTTCTGCCTTATGGGCGGAGAACCACTGTGTCCCGAAAATATCTTCCTCTCATATCTCATCGTCTCTACTGTAAAGGAAAAAGTCCCAGAAGCAAAAATCTATGTGTGGACCGGTTATACATATGAAGACCTTGTCGCACAAAATAACAAACATACAATGATGCTACTTAAAGTAGCTGATGTATTGATTGATGGGCCCTACATGGAAGAGTGTAGAAATATTACTCTTGAAATGAGGGGAAGCTCAAATCAACGCATTATTGATTTGACAAAAATGAGAAAAAATGATATAATGTAAGTAATGAAGTGAAAAAGGAGAATAATAATGAACTTAATTAGAATACCTAATATGAATTCATTGTACGCTCTCCAAAATCACGAGGAAAACGAAATCGCCTGGATTGAAGATATCAAGGAGTATCGTGTATGGCACGATGGTCAATGGGTTGTTCTCGACCCAAAGACCACTGGTGTCGGCCTCTCACTTTATGAGGTAAACAAGCAAGTAATTGCGCAACTGCCTACACTAAGTGGCACAGATTTGGAAGAAGCGAGATTGACTTTATCTCACTATGTAAATGGTCTTGACCATAGTGATGATTACTATATGCTATTGTGTTATGATTTAAGATATTTCACAATGTTTGCGCGAGACCAAAAGTATGAAGAAAATATCGTAGATGCAATTATGGATTGCTTGTCTTATGTCGGTGAAATTAAATCTGTTGAAGAGTCTGAGGATGGTCAGGCTATTGAAATTTGGATTGTATCTGAAGGCGAAGCATATGTAATGTATTTCTTCGATTATGGAAGGGGCGTTGTTTTATGCCAGTAATTTATTGTAGATTAAACCTATTCGATGCAAAGCAGACTATCCAGTTGGTCGATGATGTTGCTTCCTCTGAACTTGCGAGCGTTGAGATGAGTGAACTCGGTCATACAATCGCAACTCTTTGTAACGATAATCAAGTCTTCTCTGTGAAGATTGCAGGAAATGCATCTTATGCTGAAAGTATTGCAGATGATGTAAGAGTATGTAATGCGTTTATGTATAAAAATAATACTATTGAAGTCGAGGTAATTGAGTAATGAAATATTTAGTAAACACAACAGAAGTATTTAGAGTAGGAAGCATCGAGGAGGTTGAAGCCCTCCAAGAGGAAGTAAAAACTGACGGTCGTTATGAGTTAGCATCTTTTAGCTATAAGTACAAGTGTACAAAGCAGAAGGGTGAAATTATTGACGAGTGGTATCAGGTTTCTATTAAGAAAGTTTTCAATGAAGAGAAAGACCCTTGCACAGTTGTTGATATTGGGTACGAGGTAAACTAATATGGCAAAATTTGAGAAAGTTAGCAGATTTGCAGATGCGGACATCGCTATGCCGGTCAGAAAGACTGCACATGCCGCAGGTTATGACATGGTTGCCGCAGAGGACATTATTATTCCTCCATATGATGTATTATTTTCAACTATGTTAGGAGAAACTTCTCCTATGGATAATGAAGTAAGAACTATTGATGAGATGGCTGCTTTAACTAAGAAGTTAGGCACAAAACCAACTCTTGTTTCTACTGGTATGAAATGTAAACTTGCTCCTAACCAGTATTTGGAATTGAGTGTTCGTAGCTCTTCTCCTTTAAAATATTGGGTTATGATGGCTAATAGTGTTGGTATTATTGATGCTGACTACTATGATAATCCTGACAATGAGGGTGAAATTTTCTTCCAGTTATATAATATGAGTCCTTTTCCTATCAAAATTCAAAAGGGCGAGGCCATTGGACAGGGAATTATTAAGAACTACTTCAAAACTGAAGACGATAATGCAGAAGGGTTTCGCACAGGCGGATTTGGCTCCACCACTATGGGTCATTCTGATGAATCCGCTATGGCTCCAGCGACGTAATGTCCAATCTATTAGCAATTGACCAAGCGAGCGTAACTTCAGGTTATGCGGTCTTTAAAGATGGTGAGCTTGTCAATTATGGTAAGTTCACTTTCAATGATGATGTAATCGCGGAGCGCCTTGTTAAAATCCGCGCAAAGGTAATTGAACTTATCCAAGAGTACGATATTGATGAAGTTGCATTTGAAGATATTCAGATGCAAGGAAATGTCGCAAATAATGTTCAAACCTTTAAAGTCCTGTCCGAAGTTTTTGGTGTAATCGCTGAAACACTCCAAGAGAAAAAGATGAAATATACAATTGTGATGGCTGGTACTTGGAAATCTACTCTTGGTATTAAAGGCCGCACCAGACCTGAACAAAAGAAAAATGCACAAGAATATGTATTGAAAACATATAATGTAAAGGCCATTCAAGACGTCTGCGATGCAATTTGCATTGGAACTCATTGTTTGAAACGACCAGGAGTTGGAACAACTGTGAGTGATGGATTTGATTGGGCGGATTAAGCAAATAATCTCCATTCAACTTTTAAATCTCTATAGAGGTTAGGAATTTGAATGGAGGTTTTTTATTATGGAGATTTTAACCGAATATGGTCTTGAAATCTTCTTCGGTTTAGTTTCTGCGGGCCTACTTGCATTCTGCAAATCCCTTTGGTCACAAAAGAAAGAATTAGAGAAACGTAAACAGGAAGATTTGACACGTCTTCACAGACAAATGATTTTAGATGAAATTGAGCCAATCATCAAAGAATTAAAAGTTGTGAAAGATGACTTAGAAAAAGGCTTACATAATGCTCAAAGAGAAGCAGATAAGACCCACGCAGAAATGTATAAAGATTTGGAAAAAGTTACGCAAAAGAATGATAAGAATTTGGAATTGATTATCAATTCTTATAAATTTAGACTTATCCAACTTTGTAAAACACATCTTCGTGATGGCTGGATTACTACCTCCGATTTTGAGCAAATTACAGAAATGTATAAATTATATCATGGCTTAGGTGGCAATGGTCAAGCACAAGAATATTACGAAAAAGTAATTGAACTTGATGTTGTTGACCATGCACCAGAAAAATAAAAAAAATAGGGGAGACCTTAGTAAGAAATTACTAAGGTCTCCCCTTTTTTGTTTTTATTGAGCTTTTGCAGGCTTGTTAATATTAACAGCAGCTTCAATCTGTTGAGTAATATATTCATTTAAGTCGCCAACCGCATTCTCAAGATATTTCTTAGCTTCGTCGCTAAGAATTGCCATAACGGCATTCTTTGTCATATTAAATGCGGTCTTCTGAGCTTCAGCATCAAATTTGCCAGCCTGCTTAAGTGCTTCAACATAGGTTTGGTTTGTAGCAATTACACAGTTTTCAATGGTGACAGCAAGCATATTGATGTACTTATCTGCGAGGTCATTATCAACCTTACCAGTGATTTCTGCGCTCTTAACCTGGATAAACTTAACAATATACATTGTTAAAACGCCAAGAAGAGGAAGCACACAAACTTCAAAAATATCAGATAATAATGCTAACCAATCCATGATTTATCCTCCTTAATCAATACTTGCCTCTGCGCCGATTGTATACTCCATACCAGTAAAATCATCTTCTGGGTCAGTAATATTATGCAAGCTTGCAGTGCAAGAATTTAATCTTGAGTAATTAGTTGATTCATAAATCGTCTTATCGTTTGCATCTTTAATAGCAATTTTAGTAAGACTGTTTTCAGCTTGGTAAACAGCTAAATCAACTAAAATAGAATCTCCATTTAAAGAGTCTTCATGATAAAGTGTGACAGATAACTGACGCTTCATATCTGGTAAAATCATTTCATTGAAACGACCAATAAGATAAGATTTTTCAGCATTGTCATTGATTACTAAATAGTATTTTACCATATTATAACCCTCCTATTTTAATTATATTATATCATAAAAAAATTGGATTGTCAAATTAGAGAGCCCGAAAGCTCTCTAACTTATTTTACTTTAATCCAAATTCTTCCATTAACTTTAACGTTTCCGCTTCCCCAAACTTCATATTCAGGAATTTCAGAAACTGTTCCAAGAATACGTTCTGGATATTCTCGAATTTCTTCACGAGTCATTAAGCTTACTGTACCATTTGGTCCAGTACATACCGCCGCACCCAAAGGATAAGAATATCTATCTTCATATGGATATGCAAGTACACGACCCGCTACTGCAACTGGAGTTTTGCAATTATCTGTTTCTCCCATTGAAGTGCCATACGTATCAGATATAATACTACCTCCAGCTTGAAGTCTTTTAGTAGATTTAGTCATAATACCAAATTTACCTTCAATAACAACTCGACCTGGCTCTTCTGTATCTGCACTTCTACACTCTGCGTAGTCATTCCATACAGCATTATATACTCTTGTAGCATATAAATAACCATCAGCAGTTAGCCTCATTTGAGCAGTAGTTTCATTTGTACCCGCATTAAAATTAGTATCAGTAACATAAGACCAATACAAAGTATTGCTACTATAAACACCACAAGACCAGTCTCCATTGGTTGTTTTCATAGAATAAATAGCATTATATCCTAAGTAAGAAGTAATTTTTAAGAGAGCGTTACTTCTTCCTAAATACCAAGAAGTTGAAGTTCCAGGTCTGCTAATTTGTCCACCAGAAACAAAAATACTTTCATTTCTATCTGCAATAGTCTGACAATTAGTTACAAAATAAATTCCATTATCAGAAGTGATATAAGTTGTTTCAGTATTGCCAGCTAAGCCTGCAGCAGATACAAAATTACTTGCAGACTCGCCTGAGCCAAATACCGCAAGACCGCCACCGCCAATTACAATACCACAACCATCTCCAGTGCCGGTAACAAACTTAATCATTTCATAATCAGTATAAGAACCATTAGCATATGTAATATTACCATACATTGTTAATGCTCCTAAGTGAGCCCTACTCCAATAAGCAGAAGAGCTACCTAAAGTGAATGTATTGTTATTTCCAGGAACAATGCCTGTGTTAGTAACAACCAAAGCTGAACCCTTCAAAGATAAACTATCAGCTGCACAAAATGCAATTTTACCCTCAGTAGAAGGAACATGTAAGTAATTGTATGAAGTAGTACAAGAGAATTGAATATGTGCAATACTTGAAGTACTACTAATTGTAATATTAGGAACTTTTAATGCACCAGACATAGTATCTCCAGTGACATTTACATAACGGCCATCTAATTCACCAGTTACATTTGCAGTCGTAAGTAACATTTGCCAACCAGTTGTTGTATCTAATGCAGAGCCATTAAAACTTCTATAATAGATATTTCCATCTGAACTAAATCCTAATTGAGAATCATAATTACCAGAGTGCTTATTAAGAGTAATCAAGAAATTAGCATTATTATCTGTTGTGAATAATCCTGTACATGGATTGACATTATAATAAAATGCTACACGACCTGCGGTTGCTGGATGAGCAGTTAAATGTGTTGCAGAAGATGTACCAGACAGAGTTGCGTCTATCAAAGTTGCTCTATCTGCCAGTCCAATAAATCTTGGAGCAGTCACATTACCAGTTGCATTAATTGTACTATTTACAGTTAATGCTCCACCAATATAAGAAGCTGCACTTACGCTAATACCACCAGTCACTTGCACTGCACCAGTATTAAGACCAGTAGCCGCACTACCTTGCTTAAATTTAGCATAACTTGTTACACTTAATTCAGCACCAAGACTTGTATTACCAGTTACATCAAGAGTTCCGCCAACAGTGGCATTGCCACTAATTGTAGTCGCACCTGTTACTACGATTCCAGACTGGTTAATTTCAAATACACTAACTGGAACAGTAGAATCACAAATTGTAGTCCAAGTTCCACTTAAAGCGGTAGTATAAACTTGGAATAAATGAGCTGCAGCAACGTGACGAATTCTATCTGGGCCTGTAGCAGTTGTTCCAATATCATTACCTTTAAAGATTAACAATTCACTACGCTCATTGGTTCCCCAAAGATTTTCACCAATATATGCGTGATTAAATGAACCAGGATTATCTCCAGTTGTTCCATAAAATGCAATATAGTTCGTATCACCATTCGCATTATCACCAATCTTTAAAGGACCTCTAATGTAAGTCTCTCCAAAGTTAGCTTTACCATCATTACTAATAGATGCTACTGGATTTGCATCTTTCAAGAAAATCCAACCACGATTTGCTGTACCATTCATAGTGAAGTAAGTAGCCCAGTCGCCAGTTACATAACCATGAGTTTTAAATGTTGCCGTACCCGCAAACATTAAACCATAAGTTGGTTTGCCACTCATACCTCCGCTATACAAGGAAATGCCGTGACCAGTAGTAGCAGAAGTATTTGCAATACCTAAACCACCTAAAGCAGAAGTACCAAAAGTAGCATTAAGTGTTGCTTGAGTAATTTTTAATCCATTGAGCCAAGCAGTTGCAGTGGTTGCTGCGCTACCAGATTCAATGACATATTCATTATCTGTGGTAGACTGTTTTACACCAGCTCTCCAAGAGGCACCAATTGTATTAGCTTCAGTTCCGTCATACAAATAATGAACGAATTTATCTGTATCTCCAGTGATAATATTTAAATCATTGGAGAGGTAAAGTTTACCAGTATTAGAGGACAAGGCCATTCTTGGAGTAGGAGTTCCAGTATTTGATTCTGCGGCAGACTCCCATAACCAACCATGTCCACTTGCATTTTCAATATAGCTTCTAAGTGCCCAGGTCTTAACAGCACCGAGAATTGAAGGAGTTCCACCACTTGGGCATCCTCCTGCAACAACATTAGACATATAATCATGCCATGTCTTATATGTTGTGCTGTACCAGCTAATACGACCGTTGGCTATACCACCAGTTCTATTCAAGTTTAGCTTATTAGCTGAAATATAACCTTGACCATTAATAGACGCTACATTAGTAGTTCCATTTCTAAATACCCAACCACGAGTTGCGCCATTAGACATCATGAAATACGTATTCCAAGTGTCTGTTGCATAACCATGAGCACCAAGGTTACTACGCATTGCAATACCATAGGCTGTTGGGTCAACAGTACCATGCAATGCAATACCACCAACAGTGCCAGTAGTAGAAGTATTTACATAAAGTGTGTTATATACATGTGCTGTAGTAGAATAAATATCTTTCCACTTAGCGTTCAAATCACCAATGACATAGGTATTATCTACTTGAGGCATAATATTACCCTTGATAGATACATTACCATTGAGAGTTGATGCTCCACCAACAAACAATGCACCTTCTACTTCAAACCAAGCAGGGGTTGCGCTTGTGCCACCAATAACTTTTAATCCTGCAGGACTACGATAACCATCATAATCTGTATAAATTAAATGTACTGGTTGATGAGTACCACCTTCAGAGAAAGTAATTTTTGGATTGGTAGAACTTGCGGTCATATCAGTAGAAGCCGTATGTGCAATAATAATATTGCCAGTAAAGGTTTTATCTCCCGCCCATGTTTGAGCTTGAGAAGTTACTAAACCAGCTTTCCATTTTGTTTGGTCCGTACCACTTGCAGTTGCAGCTGGAATAATAATTAAGTTATTCATTGCCGCGTTATTCTTGTTATAACCACGGAATGTAAATGTGTCTTTATCAGAAGTTACTTGCTGAATGCTTGCGAGATAAGAAGCTTTAATATTATTGCCAGACTCATCCATATAAGCCTTTCCAATAATACCCCCATCTTCTGCCACAATAGTGTGGGTGTATGTACGTCCCAGTTCAGTTGCTGCGGCTGCAATAGTAGCGTATGCTTCAGAAGATGTTTTCTTATCTGTTGTAGTTGTGTCGCTTGCTTCAGTAGAACTAATTAAAGTCCAAGCTCGATTACCTTGAAGTTGATATACAGTTGCTCTTGGATAAGTGTTACATTTATAGAACAAATCTGCATAAGAGTCTGCGGCAGTGTTTCTAAATCCAGCTTGCAAAGCGTCTTCTGCGATATTATATCTCACTAACCAAGTAATAGTACAATTAGCAGTTGCACCACCAGAAGCATTGTTAGTACGCATAGATACTTTAGCAATACCATATCCACCGTTATTATAACTGTGACGAATTACAATAACAATATCTTTATCATTGTAAATACTTGTTACTGCGTTTGCGCCGGTAGTTGCAATTCTATGCCATGGATAATTAGCTTTATTGCCGCCCCCAATAGAAGCAGAATAGCTTGCCGCACTAATTGTAACATCCTTAGTACCATCAAAAGATACTGAACCTTGTAAATCATTACCCAAGATAATTTTTCTTGCGGTTAATAATTTTGAAGCGCTTGTTGCATTGCCAGTTACATTACCAGTTAAAGAACCTGTTAAATGTCCATAAATTTCTCCAATGTGAGCTTCTTTCCAAGCAAGAGCCTCAGTACCAAGAGAGTGAGTATCTGTTGTATATGGAAGAACACTACCACCAAATTTAGTTTCTCCACCATCTAATTGGAAGAGAAGTGCGCGAACCGTTGTTCCGCTCGCTTTGGCCATAATTTCGTTTCCATCAATAGCTAAATGCTCTCCGCTTGGGTTACCTACGATTAATGCTCCAGAATTTGCGGTTGCTTTAGCAGCATCAGTTGTATTTGCAATAACAACTTGACCATTAAAGGTTTTCTTTCCTGCAAAAGTCTGAGCACCTGTGGTAATGAGACCAGCTTTTTCTGCGGTTGCTCCTGGAATTGTAAGAGCATCAGCCAAAGCTGCTCCGTTTTTATTTAACAATCTAAAGCTCCAACCATTTCCATCATGAGCGTGATTTTTTAAGGTTGCAGCGTAAGTCGCTTTAATATTATTTCCACTTTCATCTTGATATGCTTTCTCAATGATTCCGTAGAAATTTGTTGCATAAATAGCTTTAAATTTATTAGAAGACGTACCAATATAACCAGTGTCATTAGTTACTGGATACAATTTACCAGCGCTGTCAAAAATTGTGTGCGCAATTCCACTCTTAGCAAACTTGACAGATGCGGCATCATCGTCACCCATGCTAATATATAAATGTCCACTGTCTGCACCATCTACTTGGTAATAGATAGCTGCAGTATCAGAACTACCACTCCACTTTAATCCTTTAGATTTAATTGGGTAAGTTTCTCCGCTCGCGGCAGGCCAAGATGCAATTGCTTTAAATGTAATATCACCAGTCATTGTTCCGCCCGCTAAAGGTAAATCTAAGCTGGCATGTCCGGTTACATTACCAGTTACGTTACCTGTTAATGAGCCTGTTAAGTGACCACTTAAAGTGTCTGCTTGAACATTTTTAATATAAGCATTATTCCATCTATAGGTTTCAGAGCCTAAATCTTTGGTGTCTTTTGCTGTTGGAAGTAAACTTCCTGGAATAATTGTATTACCAGAAGCATCTAACAAAGTTAAGGTTCGTACTAAAGTCGCGAAATCACCAGAATATTGACGTACGTAAATTGGCTCGTTTCCATCGGATTTTACGGCAATTTCTAAGTATCCCGCATCACTTGCGGTTGCGCCAGTAATAATACGGGCACCATCGCTATCACCAACAGTCCAACGAATTCCGCTTGAAATTCCAGTTGAAACATTTGGAAATAAGATATTGTTATTAAAAGTTTTATTTCCGGCAAATGTTTGCGCACCGGCGATTACAGTACCTGCGCGGTTCGCACTTGCGACCGGCAACATAATAGTATCCAATGCAACATTTCTACCATTATAAGTAGTAATTGTTACACCGTCGGTACTTGCGTACTTTGTTCCTTCGCTTGAAATTCTTGTCACATAAGTATCTGCGATGTTTTGTTTCATATCGTCAGCTTTTGCTTGCTCAGCGATACCGCCGCCCATACTTACACGCTTGTCATCTACGTCATAAAAGATTGAACCAATAACCTCACCTTCATCATTGGTTCTTGTTGTGAAGTAAATGTGTCCGTTATCTATCTTATTGACATAGGTTTTATCAGAATTAAGCTTCAGAAGGTCTTCTTCTAAACCGGTCGAAAATTTTACATTGGTTGCCATAAAATTTTTAAACCTCCTTTATCGCTTCAATTTTTATAATTCATCCTATATATCTTTGAAAGTAATTCAAGTCATATTATTACTTTCTGGCCAAATAAGAAAAAGGGGAAGAACACCCCGAAGGATGCTCTTCCCCAAAAAAGTCTTAAATTACTACCCAGTATACGTCCTTTTCATAAGCTTCTTTTGCGGCTGCCGCAATTTGAGCTAAGTAGTCCGCCATCCAATCCTCATTAGGTTTGAATCCTTCTGGGTCAAAATCGATACCAGATAATACTTTACTTGAAGCAGGTAAGGTATTTAAGTTAAAGATTAATTTCTTGTCAACATAATTGTCGTCAAGTAAATAGAATCGAATAGAGAATTCTACATCGCCAGAAGCCTTAGTTACCTCTTGGTCAATTCTCCAATAAAAAACCATATCATTATCATCAGAGAATGTATCAACGTCGAAGTAAGGTACGGCAAAAACTCTCGGCTCACCGAGTGCGTTGATGTATTGGATCACGCACACGGCACCGGATAAATCAAGATTGTCGTAATATCTTCCAGTTTTGAAATAAATATATTCTGAACGATGGTCAGATTCAACGCTTAAATACTCAGGAGCCTCGATTGTACGAGTGTTTAGGTCCACTCGATAAATCTTCTCTGTCCCTGGAAGCAAGACGGCTAAGCTCGGTCTATTGAAATCCTGGATTTCATAAAGCAAATCATAGTATTCTTTAGATTCTGTCTTCATAAGCCTAAACCCTCCTTTTTAGCGAAATCTTGCTCAAAATTAAGCTTCAGCAACAGCGAAGAATCTTGAAACTTTAGAAGCCTTAGTTCCGTTATAAAGGTTGGTTACTTCACAGTAGTAATAACCAGAAGAAGTAGGCTGATAGGTTGCACCAGTTTCACCTTCAATGAGCAAGTCATTAATGTTTCTCTCGTAGCGACCTTCATCAGAAGCCTCAATGTCATCTTCAACAGTTCTACCGTTAGCTCTATATTTGAACCATTGATAAGAAATCTTATCATCTTCAGTTCTCTGAATAGTTTCACCGCAGTTAGCAGCAAAGCTATGAGTTACTTCAAGATATTGATGGTCAATAAGCATGTCATCAACAGTAAAGCTAATGTCACCAACAACACTTACCTTAGGAGTTGCTGCTGTGTGAGTTACTCTACAAGCATAGCTATTTAAGGAAATAGATTCCTTGTTTACGTTGTTAGTAACAACTACTCTATAATAGCCATCACCTACACCGCCAGCTTCAGCAGTCTCAACATCAGTACCTTCAACGAGATACTCTTCTGCAACTGCATCTGTGATGTTCTCCCAAGACTCTTCAATTGCTGGGTCTTTGCCAGGAGCACACTTCTGCCACTGATAAGTAAACTTACCTGCGTCAGGCATTGTAGGATTTACTTTAAGAGATAAATCATATTCCTTGTCAGCTAACAAAATGCCAGACAAAGGAAGATTTGCTGCGTCATCAGCGAATACAGGAAGCTTTGGTCTTGGAACAATAATTGTCTTAGACTGAACTTTCTTAGTGCTGTTACGCAAACGGTTAGTCGCGAATACAAAGTACTCACCAATTCCATCGATTGTACCAGTAGAGAACTTCTCAAAGATACCATCAACTGGATATTCATCTGCGTCTTTATCGAAGCTTCCATTATAAAGGATGTAGTCACCAACGGAAGCTGGAGCAACAGCCTTCTGGTAGTACAACTTACCATCCTGTCTCTCGGTATCCTCGGTCAAAGCCATAGTGATTTCAGAGAACATATCTAAGCCTGCGCCATTGTCGATGGAGAACTTTCTCCAGCCGTAAGAGATACGACCGCCGTCATCAGCAACAGCCTGAACACTCTTAGTAATGGACTTGGTTCTGAAACCATTTTCATCTTTGTCAAGGTTTACGATTTCCTTATCAGTTTCAGTGAGAACTTTAGTCCAGCGAGGATCAATAGCCTCAACAGAACCGCTAACAAGAGTAGAGTTCTCAAATCTGTCATTGATAAGAGTTGTCATATCATCAATCTTATCCTTGTTATCAAGAATGATATCAGGAAGGTTAAAATCGAGAGAAGGTTTAACAGTTACTTTCTGAGTTAAAGTAGACAAGGAGTAAACAAGCTGCTTCTTATCATTGAACTCATAGAAACGAACTGCGAACTGAACGTCACCTGCGGCCTGGGTGATTGTAGAAGAAAGAGGCCAACCAAAGATGATATAGCCAGGTTCACTCTCAATATCTTTAATCCAAGGTGCAGAAACACCCTCGATAAAGTTACCATTTGCATCTTTTGCAGGAGAACGCCACTGAATGTAAATGTCCTTGGTATCCAAGTCAGTTACATCAAAGAATCTGTTTACTTTAAAATATACAACCTCAGCAACTTCATCACCCTGAACAGCAACGCCATTAGAAGCAAATGAAGGAGGTACGGTAATAAATCTTGTGTCAGCGTTAATTGTAAAGACTTCCTCATCTAATGGAAGACGAGTGTACTTATTACGATTAATTTTGTTCAACTCTTCAATGAATGAGAAATACTCGTCCAGAGTGGTGATATCATCACTCTTGTAGTAGGACTTAGCTGCGTCGAACTCTTCATCTGTACACAATGTATAGCCGCCTGTAACTGCATCGATTACATAGTATCTATCCTGCATATAAGTTTCTGCATCTAATGTGATAGCTTCCATAGGAAGAAGCGCATCTGCAGAACCGAATGGAACTTCACGACCATCACCATCATGGGTTCTTAAGTCTTTAGAAGCGAGTTCATATAAGAATTGATACTGACCGGCATTCTTTTTATTAACATATGTAATCATTCAATCGTCCAATCCTTTCTTAAAATTTTAATTGAAGGAGGCCGGTTGCGAAAAACACAGCCTCCCCCAACTCTTCTTTCAAATAATTTTGAAAAAAGAATAGTTTATAATAATCATTTCTGACCAGTTGGAGCCTTTACTTCTTTCCAAAGGTCAAGTTCACCTTCTGGAATCATTACAGAATCGACAAAATTCTTATTATCCTTAGTAAGCTTTTTGCCATCTTCTGCAGTCAAGAGGTATTTACGAATGTAGTAAACGTCCTCTAAATGAACGGGACTTGTAATAGTCCCGTTCGTACCAAGGTAAACGTAATAAACTGTTTTAGTCATTTGTTTTTACCTCCTTATTAAGCACTTGGATAGCTTACGGTACCCGCGATAGCCGGAGCGATACGGTCGTTGACTGTAGCCTGCAATGTTGGGTCTGGAGTGCCACCAGTAACGTAGATATTAACATTGTTAATAGCACGCTCATTCTGTGCGAATGGAGTTGTACCAATAGTGGTCAACGCTGATGGACTACCTGGCTTACCAAAGTTAACTGTTTCAATAACTGGGCCAGAGCCTGCACTAATGTTAATGAAGTACGCAAATGCGTTATTACCTAACTGCTTCAAGGTTGCAGGTAACTGCATCACAGGAATAGTATCAGTAATTCTCAAGGAACCAGTGTAAGCGTAGTTACCAATGTAAGAAATCTGAGTGTCTCCTAAATCAGTAGGACAAGCCAAAGAGCTACATCCGGAGAAGCAGGAAGCTCCAAGTCTTCTCATAGACTTAGGCATAGAGAATGTTTCAAGCATTGCACACTCTGCAAAACCATTCTGCAAGATTTCTACAACCTTAGGCGTACCATGCCAGTAAACATGAGTGATGTTTGAACCCTTAAATCCACCAACCTGAAGAACAGGTTCTTTGTTATACTCAGTAGGAATTGTAATCTTACCAGAGAGGTTTACATTAGGAGTTAACATCCAACCTTCGAGAACTTCCTGAGTGAAAGCGTCGATGTAGGTAATGTGTTCAGGTTTAAAATACTTCATATCAGTTGCGGAAGCGTAAACGCTTTCTTTTACGAACACGCCGTAGAAGTCCATATCTTGAGAAGCGATAATGGTATTTACGTTTACTACCTTAGCAGTAGAGGCATTCTCAACAATGAGATTCTTAACATTTTGAGTCCATCCTAAGAAACGATAACGCTCTTCAGCGCCGAGTGATGTTTCTGGAATTGAAGGAATGCTTTCAATGTCGTAGAGAGATTCTCCATGGACAATTGTGTAATCATCAACAGCAGTCAACTGAGTTTCAGAAGGTCCCGCCCAGAATCTTACATTCCATTCATGGACTGTGAAGACTGCGTAGAATACGTAGTCAGTTTTTCCTTCCTCAAGACTTAATGCCTCCCAAGCAGCTTTCTGTGCGGCAGGTGTCGCCTCGGCGCTTGAAATTAATCCTGTCTTATCGTTGGTTGTAGACCAACCGTGGAAGTCATAGTTATCCTTCTGAGGATTGTATAACTCATAAGGGTTAGAGAACCAAGAGCCATCTGCAACTTTTTGTACTGAAATTTCAGTATTTTGAGGATTTGCATTAGCTACATACTTATAAGTTCCGTCCTCTTCCATAATGATAAACTTAGCAGTGTTAGCCTTATTCACGTTAGCGAAGAAGAATGTTAAGGAAGGATAGTTCTTAACAAGAGTATTTCTTACATAAAGTTCATCAACAATGTCAGCTTCATCAGTATTGTTAACATAAATAATACCACTGATATTAGGAACGTTACCAGCCATACCTTGGAACTTACTATCGGTAATGAATGTCTTTAACATATTGATACTGCTAATCTGATTGATATCATCATCTGTAATGGTTGTGTCTTTTCTATAGAGTTCGCCATTCAAGATGTCAGTCTCAAACTTATGCTCATCATATTCGTACTCGACAAAACCATAGTGACCATCATCTTTATAGTACTTAGCTGTTGGGTCGTATTCATCACCTTCAACTAATTGTACATATGGACACCAGTTTACATTAGTCATTTGAATCTTAGAAGTTGTGCTTTGAGCATTTCTAATTTCAAAATATTTATTCAACAACTTATATCCGTCGTAGCCTAAGCTACCGCCACGGAAATTCAAAGTATTGATTACAGTTGCATTCTCTTCAAACATACCTTCGAGGTAAAGGCCTCTCTTTGCTACTAAGTTACCAAGAGTATCTCTCTTAGGAGCCTCGTATTCAGTAATTAAGTTAGTAAGCAAGTTAGCTTCAGTCAACTCAAGACGAGTGAGAGAAGAAGGCAAGTATAAAGTATGAAGAGCAACACCTTCAGCGAAGTTAAATGCTACGAAGTTAGAACCAGTTGCACGGAAGTTCTGGAGCTTTTCACAAGAACTAAAGTCAAGTGTAGGAGAACCAGTAGAAACCTGTAAATTACACAAGTTAACCTCTTTCAAGAGTGGCATACCACCGAAAGTATCTTCCTTACTACCAGGGATAGAAGGCTGGTTAATCTTATCATTTCTCCAGGTGATTTCTTCGCCAGTATCTGGGTCAATTTCAACGCCGTCATAACCAAGCTTTAAGGTTGTCAAGTGAGTTGCGTCACCGGTTAAGTCGAACTCCTGCCAGTAGAGATTATGCATTTCACCGAGGTCTGCCATCTTATTCATACCATAAACATAGAGCAACTGCTCAGGGTAGTTAGCACTGTTCATAACACCGTTTTGGATAGCAGTAATTTCAAACTTAACAGGGTTAATACCATCATATTTCTGTGATGGATATGCTTCAGCATCGTCAGATACTGTTACATAAGAACTTCGGATTGGTTTTAAGTCAATCCAATATTGAGCATCGAATGGATATCTCTTGCTACCATTTTCATTGTAGTAAGGAGTATCTACACTATTTACCCATACGTCAGAAGTCTTTGTAGGGTTATTAGCAGCCACACGACCACGAATATTATTTGAACCACCACGTTGGTAGTTACCTTGGTTCAACCAAGAGTCAATATACTCGATACGGTTTGTTAAGAACTGCTGTCTTGAGAGTGAGCGGTCACCCTGCAAAGCGTAGAAGTAAGTTCCGTTGGTGTCTGTAATGTACTGACCATCTCTGTTCAGCCATCCAGTTAAACCATCCTTAGTACCCTTGTTATTGGTAATAGTAATATACTTCCACCACATATCAAGGTTAGTTGCGATAAGAGGTCTTACGCCACGAGCCATTAAAGAACCTGTTGCAGACTCTTCGAACTTGTACCAAGATTCGATATTCTCAATCTTTTCCAAAGTAGGTTGCTTTAACTTGGTCCAGTCAACACCTACTGTTGTACCTCTCAAATGCTTATACTTCATCAAAATGTAAGAGTTCTTGAAATACTTATAGAAGTTATTCCAAAGTAAGCTGTCTGATGTAGAGTAGTTACCAGCTTCAGTAGCGTCAACATTGTATTCGAAAGAAGGAATACCAGTATTGTTAATACCTAACTGAGTATCAATATCGTAGAAGATAGGATACCAAATGTAATTTCCACCTTCTTTGAGAGGACCCCAAGAAGCCATCATACAGTTCTTACCACGAGAGTCGTAACACTCAAAAACTTCAGTCATAATGAAGTAAGTTGCAAGATATTCAGGGTCAAAGTGGTCAGTTAATTCATTAACGAATTTAGCTGCACGATATTCCTGAGTATCATACTCGTACTCACGAATACCATATTTTACTTTCTTAGGAACGTAGTATTTACCAGGCGCATAGTTCGCTTCAGCGGTTGCCGCATCTACTTTAACTGTCGCGCGAGTACCTACCTTAACGCTACCATCGTAAGTATAGTATTCTTTAGAAGCATCATATGCTTCATCATTGCAGATTTCTACGAGTCTGTCTGCGTTATCTTTATATGACTCGTCAATAACGAGTTCATAGTAATCAATCTCAGAATCGAAAGTCTTGCTATTGATTGTGGTATAAGCTCCATCATTTTCAGAATAGAACATACCAGGGGAAGTAGTTTCAGACCAGAGATAAATACCAGTTGTTGCGAAAACTTTTGCGTAAGAAATTACAGTTTCGCCCTCGTCGTTTTCATCTTCATGCTGTTCAAAGTAGTCAGTATTTCTATCCCATACGGAATCATCTGCTTCTTTAACGTAAGCATTCTGCTCTTCATCATAAACATAGTAAGTACCTGGGGCATACTGAACATCACCGACAGGAGCAATTTGGTAAGAACCTTCTGCTACTACGTTTTCTGTATTAGTAGACCATACCCACTTATTTACGTCTTCCCAGTTCTTATAGAACTTATAAATCAATTCACGACCCTTATCTGGGTCAGCAATAACGTCGTATTCATCACCGAATTCAGCTTTAATCTTTGCGTTGTTCTCAGGAGTTACTGCAACTTTACCATCTTTATCAATCAAGTTCAAAAGAATGTCGATGTAATCCTCATTAGTATTATAACGATACTCAATGTTATCTGTAATGATAGGAGCACCAGCAGAAGTGAATTCGTTGGATTCTCCCTTAGGAGCTCTAAAACTCAACTCAACACGATTCCATGGGTCTCTGTAAGAACAGAATCCACGTGCGTTGTTACAGAATTCCCAACATTCAGCCATCTTGCTCATTTCTTCTCCGCCTAAGAAGTTACCAGTAACTTCCTCAGGAAGATTGAAACCAAGAACATCATCAGAGCCCTTATCCAAGAGCATACGATACATACCTACATAGAGGTAAGAACCATCAGATTTCTTGTGGAAAGCAAGAACAGGGAAGCCCTTCAAAGATGTTCTATAATCATCCCAACGAATATCAGAATTACCTGGAATTACGTCAGTAATCATAGAATCTGTACCTGCGAAAGCGCCCGCTTTAATGTAGTCTTGGAGAGGATGCTTACTATATGCAGTACCTACGAGAGAAGCAAAACCTGCATTGTAAGAACCAGAAGACTCCATGTAGTCAACTTTCATGGTCCATCTGTCAGTTGCGTTTGTATAGTTATCCATGTACCATCCTTTTTGACGAGTACTTTCTTTACCATATTGAATCTCGCCTGCGGCAAGCTTAGCCTGGTCGTCAAGATAATCTTGAGCGAAAGGTCCTTTATTCAGTAAGATATGATAAAGTTTCTTTTCGTTTGCGTTTGGATGATAATCGGTTTTTAATTTAATCTTATAATTACGTCTTGGATAGAACTCAGAAGAAGTACCCTGAACTACCAATTCGCAATAATCACCAGTCCAAGATGGGCAGTGGTGTTTATAATAAGTCTTAACAGCAGCTTCTTTTGTTGCTGCATCAGAAGTAGCTGCGCAGAGGCCATCTTTAATAGCCAAATCTAAAAGTTCGCCGGATGCAAAAGCTGCGTCCAAACCAGTATTAACGAACTCAATTTTTGCAGCGATTTCAGTCTTCTTAGACCAAGGAAGTCTGTCGTCACCAGTTAACTCAGTAGAGTAAACAATATATGGCATCAATGGAGCATCAGGATGGGCTTCATTATACTTAATCATTTCTTCAAACTTAAACTGGAACTCATTGATAGACTCATTTTCAACTGCAAGTTTGTTCTGGTCATAAATAAGAACATCTTTTTTATCTACAGAGTGGTTAGTTACAACGTCATTAACATTCAAGTCAGTATTATAAATACGAATCTTGTAAAGGTCAATGTCGCAATAGTTAGAGTTGAAGATTAACTTGTCACTCTCAATGGTAAACGCGTCTGCAGAAGATGCTTTAATAACACCAGTAATAACACCATTAATGTAGATATACATTAACTGAGAGCTCTTGGAGAATACCATTGTTAAGTAAACCATTTTACCTTCAACGTAGTCTACAGAAACTGTATCAGTACCATTGGAGAAGAAAGCGTCCTGAGGGCCTAAACACAAACCAGTAGCACCAGCATTATCGCCAGAGTAATACTTACATACAGCTTTTTCAAGAGTAATGTTCTTCTGAACACGAGAGAATTCCAAATCATCGTATTTTACACGGTCTTCTTCTTTCTCGATTGGATAAATTGGCAACCAGTACTGCAAGAATGCATCGTAGTTATCATATGTATCCTGTGCCATAAACGCATTATAGAAGTTTTCGTCACCGCTATAACGAGTAACGTTTTTAATCAAGTTAGAGTAGTCTTGGACATTTCTAACTTTAAATTGAATTTCAATAGAGTTAGAATCTCTACCAATGGTAGAATCGTTAAAAGTCATCTGACCAATAGGCAATGAGAACTCAGCGCCATTTGAAATTCTTAAACAGGTCTGATTATCTTCGTCAAGAACCCAACCGTTATTATACCAGTTAAAGTCTTTGAATTCAGCCTTAATTGCGCCATCCTCGGTTTCCCAATTCTGTCTATTTACAACAGATTCACTATTGGAACGTCCCTTAGCGTCGAACTTCAAGAATAAAGATTCTTGTTTTACATATTCCATTGTTCTTGTTGGGTCTTGAATAACCTCAAAAACAATAGTTCTTTCAACATCACCGCAACTAATAGAATATCTGTTCTGTTTTTCCATCTCTGCATCAGTGATTTCAAACAAGTTCCATTTATCCATCTTTGTGGTATCAATTGTACGAGGAGAACCAGGTAATTCAATACCATTCTTTTTCAAGTTTACAGTAATCTGATTAGAATTTGATGGGTCATAAGCTAAGAAAGGAATCTGAATATTGTCATAGTTATAATATGTCTCTTGGTAGTCGCCTAACCAAATAACAGGGGTTGTATTTCCAACTTCGAATACACCAATTTCGAATTCAAGAGCAGGAACTGCCAAGCCTCTATCTACCACATTACCGGTTCTAATACCTTGATATAACTCAATACGACAAGTATGATTACCATGAGTAGCAATCTCTTTATCTACCTGATAGCTTTGGAAGTTTTCAGATTGAGCGGTTAATACTCTACTCTGAATAAGATTTCCATCAAAATAGAAATCAAGCACCTTATCCATTGAACCAACAGCATTACATTGTAAAAGAACCTTGTCTGGAGTGTAACGTGTTAAAGCTGAGAAGTTTGCGCTTGGGGACAAAGTCAATTCAGAAGTCTGAACAGTTACAGATTTCTTAGTAGACTCACCAGAGTTAGTACCCTGTGTCCACATTGTCAAAATAGATGTCGCATTCTGACGTAAACGAGTACCAAATTCGAAGGAAGCTTCTACGCCAGTTGCTACGTCGATAATACCATTAGCATACTCGGAAGTCGCAGAACCAATTCTTTCTGCCAAAGTCCAGCTAACAGTAAGTCTATCATCCATAATAGAACCATCAACGTCAATACCAGAGTTTGCTGTGAAGAAAATCTCACAAGTCTGGCCATTCAGTAAGTTAGAAGTTGCTAAGCTCTTCATTGTAATACCAATCTTCTTGGCAAAATTAGAGCCGCCGCCTCCACCACCGCCGCCACTAACAGACATAATAGTACAAGCGATTGTCTTTTCTACAGAATTAACCTCTTGTACGCGGTAAAAAATTCCATCTTGATTAAGAATTAAATCTCCTTCTTTTGGAACTACTTCTTCCTCAAGGTCATCAAAACTTAAATGATAGAGGGAGTATTCATCAGGGTCAATGGTACCAGCTTCACCATAAAGTAATGAAACACCACTTCCGCCCATGGCTACTCTTGTATCTACGTCAAGATCGAAGTAAATTTTCCCCGTATCAGATGCGAAGTATACCCAACCAGGATTTTTAGGCGCATTCTGGATGGACTCATCAAGACCGGTGACCGGTCTAAACTTTGTCTTATCTGTCATTACGGTTTTATCTCCTTTCTATCTTTATATACTAAAA